GAAATATGAACCTAAATCATAATTCCATTTATCACCTAATGTTACATTTTTCACCCTACCGTAATGATTTTGGTATAAGGTTTGTAAGTACTTCATCCAAGCTAAATCTGTATCCACTACGGTAAGGTCTACATCAACTACTATGTTTTTCATTACGGAATGCCTCTAGGTCATCAAAGCATAGGTTGTAGTTTTCAATGTACAGGTTAAACAGTGCATATCGAAGTGAGTATGACTCTGTGAATTCCTTAATCAAATCTAATGTAAGACTAAGTTCAATTTTGGGATAACTTCTTGGATCTTTTAAAGCTTTATCTAATTCAACGCAATGTACAGCTTTATCAATTTGCTGATTCATATCATCTTTAACCCGTGAGCAATATTTAGCCACTTTACAGAAAGCTGGAGTTGCGTTAAGTTTATAAGCTAGCTCAATAGGTTGCATTTTCTGGTCAGTGTAGTGACTACCTCCTACTTGCCTATCGATTGCGTTTTGAGTTGGTTCTGAAACTGAAGGAGGTTCCTCTTCTGTTGTAATATCCTCTGTTACAACTTCCTCGAAGTACTTATACTCATCATAGGTAATAACACATGTACCATCTGTATAACCAACATACCCTATAACCTCATCGACTAAAATTTCACCATCTGAGAAGTAGTCATTTATTATTCCCAAATTACCATCATCTTCGACAATAAAACCTTGTTCATCAATCAATCTATAAGTCTTACCAGCTTCTAATTTCTCAATCATTATCCATTCTCCTGTTGTTTATGTCGTTGTGTAATTCGTCTAAGTATATGTTTATAAGCTTCTTCTTCTACTAAATTAGGATGTGTCCTTGCTTGCAATGTATTGTGGATATATTGACCTAACATATGTAAGGTATAACCTTGTTCCTTAATAATCCTATCAATGAAAATATCCATCTTCTCAACAGTCACACCTTTTAAGGTAATATTCAGTTGTTGTCCTTGGTTCATATTAAATATCATCAATAAGTACCTCGTGTAATACTAATGCTAGACTTTCCATTAAAGATTGGTACTCTGGTATATCCTGTGTGCTTAGATAGTCCTCAAACTTCTCTAAAATAATATCCTTCTTATCCCTAACAGTCCCATCAATAGGCGAAAACTTAGAACATGTCTCGCTTGTGCAAGTAGTATACTTTCCGTCCATGTCAGCAAGGCATACAACATTATCAGGATCTTTATAAACTACTTGTCTTAAGTTACCGTTATATAGAAGTCTGTGACCCATTTCAATAGGAGAATTTCCATCCCAGTTTCCTATAACAGGGGATTCTTGTTCTTCGAATACTTCTTCGAAAAACCTACCTTCATTTAAGGACATATCAATAATAACGTATCCATCCTTTATTCCATCACCATCTCTGTCTATATGGTCAAGTATTACTATGTCATCTTCAAAATGATAATCAAACAGTGAATTGGTAATATCACAACCGTTACAATACCCTTCCTTATCAATAAGTTTATACTTAACCTCAACCTTCAATTCTGTAACCATATTAATTCCTCTCTATAAATTAATTCTCAGCTTAACTCCATCAACACCTGTATTAGGTTTATATACACCACCACTACTATAATGGAATATTTCCAACTCAGCAACCTCCCCTGCTAAGATAATCCCTAGTTTAAAGTTATGATCTCCTATCAGATTAACACCTTTAGTCTTAGCTAAACCAAGTCGCAGTTTAACATCCTTAGATAAGAAGTCAACCTTTGAATCAAATATCCTTGATAATGAGTAGAACACTTTAGGTTCTTGGTGCCCATTCTTAGTATTCCCTTGTCCAGTTGTACTAATGTTGACATCCCACTTAGATTTGTATACAATCCCATAACCTGCATGAGAGTTGTGTGAGTTAACTGTAGTTCTTCCGTATTCAATATAAGGTTGTAGTACAGGTGTATGGTAGGTATACCCTTCTGCGGCTTCAGCCGTATAAGAATTAAAGGATAAGCATGTTATAATCAAGACGACAAGTAAAGCAGATGTTCTTTTAGTGTTCATTTTGTATTCCTCTTGGTTTATTAATGAATATATTGTACACTTCGAATAATACAAAACCAGGAAGAACTTGTCAAATAATTATTGACATTTATTTTACATGTAGTAACCTTACTAATAACTATAAGAAGAAAGGAGATACAATGCATAATAGTGTAACTAGATATTTTATAACCTTAAGGAATATATGTGATAAGATAGGAGCTAAGGAATTAGGTAGTTATGTGGAATTCACAGGAGATGATTATGTGAGATTCCAATTACTGTTCTTACAAGAGCATGAGACGGTTAATTTAGAGATAAGCTTAGAAGATATGGATGGTATGGAAGAAGAGGATTTAGAGACCTTTCTTGTTATGCAATACCATGGTATCCTTAGTGGTCAAGTAAGTGTAATGCAACATTAAAGTGAGAGGAGAAATATGAGTAAGAGACTAGAGTTTAATGTAGGACAGCAGAAGGTATGGGATGAGATTTTAGAGTATAATAACCTTTTTGTAGCTGGGGTTGCTGGTGTTGGTAAGAGTTTTATCATCAATAGACTGAGGGAGTTGTACGGACATGAGACATTGTTTACATCTACCACAGGTCGAAGTGCAGCAGATATAGGAGGATCTACTTTGCATAGTGCCTTATGTTTACCTACTGTTCACCCAACAAGGGGTTCTCTTTCTAAAATTAGTGATAGGGTGGCTAAATTGTTCGCCAAAGGTACAGTTCGTCGTATTGTTATTGATGAAGTAGGAATGCTGACGGCAGGTAGTATGTATGCTCTTTCTCAACGAATTAAACACTTCGAGAAAGCTGTAGGTCGGTTTACTAAGGACTATAAGATCCAAGTTATTATGTTTGGTGATTTAGGCCAGCTTGGTGCCGTTATGGGTGATAAGGAGAAAGAACTAGCTAAGAAATCTTATAAAACTACTAAGTTCTTTAAGATGCGCCAGTTTGAACAAATGGATTTTAAGTTTGTAGAACTAACTAAGAATGAGAGGCAAAGTGAGGAAGAATTACGGAAGATGTTAGGGCATATCCGTAGGGGTAAAAGTAAACGTATTAAACTTCCTAATGGAGGTTATTTCACATCCTTAGATAAAGATGTTAAGGATGCCATCAAATACTTTAATAAGCACTGTTACCATGGAGGTAAAGTTCCTACTGATAAAGTTACCCTGACGCCTACTAATAGAAAAGTGGCAGAATATAATAAGGTTGTGTTTGATAAGAATCCTAATCCTATAAGAGTGTATTCGGCTGAACGTTATGGTGATTTTAAAGTTAAAGATATACCAACTGACATGGAACTATCTTTGAAAGATGGACTTAAAGTTATCATATTACGTAATGATCGTGATGGTGAGTATGTCAATGGATCTACTGGAGTGGTGACTCATATGGCAGATGAAGGTGTTTGGGTAAGACTTGATGACACTATCAACGAAGTCCTAATATCACAAGCTGAATGGGAGACTGTTGATTATGTAATGAAGGATGATGAAGATGGAGAAGAAGAACTAGATACAGAAGTTTCAGGTACTTTCAAACAGATACCATTGAAACCGTGTACCGCTCTGACGATCAACAGAAGCCAAGGACAGACTTTAAATGAATCAGTAGTAGACTTAGGGCAAGGTCTTCCTTTCGCCCCAGCACTCTTATATGTAGCCCTAAGCCGTGTTAAGGAACTAAAGGGTATCTACCTTACTCGTGAGATTAAAGAGTCTGATATCTTAGTTGACCATGAAGCATTAGAGTGGTTAGAAGAGAAATTAGCTATTCAACTTGAAGAGGATAAAAAGGATATCACTGTTAATGGGTTACAGCATGATTCATCCTCTATTGATGAATGGAGTGATGATTTACCTATGATTTGACACTGACCCATAATTGAGGTAATATAGAGAGTAACAGTATTATGATAATATTATAACAATAATAATAAAGTACGGAGTTACTAAAGCCTATGCCTCAATGTATGTGTGGGAGTTTCTTCTCAACGACATCTTATAATGTAGATAGAAAAGAGAACGATATTTGCCCTCGATGCAGAGATGCATCCACTCCTAAATCTTACACAAGCACTTACCAGTGGGATTGTGAGAATGTTACAGGTATATTAATAGACATGTCTGGATCTCAAGGAGGATTTAATTTTGAGTGACATAAAAAGAAAAGCTGGAAGACCACCTAAAACGGACGCAACTTGCACATTGGCTATCAGAGCTAAAGTCGATGAGCAATATAAGAAATTTGGTGCTAAGTGTGCTGATAACCTAGAAAAGCTTTATGATACAATTTATAAAGTTGCTACAGGTGAAGAGAAAAACGCTGGTATTAAAGATAAAGTTGGTGCGGCGAAGTGGTGTATTGAAGAAGCTGTCAAATTTATGGAAGGAGAGAAAGAAACAGTGGATAGTAAATCTACTAAAACTGAAACTCCTGAAATTAGTGACTCAGCTCCTTTGGTCTCATTGAAAGCTGTAGATTAAAAACTATTGATACTTAAACTAATAACCCTATCCCTGTAAGGTTACTATTATGTACCAATTTAGTTCATTTAACATTGTATTGTTCCTTAGGATAAGTTAAAATATGTTATCAAGGTGAAACTTGGTGCACATGTTAACTTATTCAGGGTTCTACTAAGCCACCAATGATCTAGTGTTTAATTACAATAGGTCGGTGGCTTTTTTATGCCTGAAAGGTTGACATTGTTATAAGATTAATGTATATTAAATAAATAGGCGATGCTGGGGCGTACTACTCGATCATCTGCGACAGGTAAAAGAGTTTAACTTTTTAGTTTTAATTTGGATACTGTTAGTACATTTTTATAATTCCCAACGGTAGAGCAGCGTTCTCCAAAAGCGTATGTTGTAGATTCAACTTCTACTCGGCGTGCCATTTAACACGGCCTCTTCCTCTTAGAAGGTTAACGGAGAGGTTCTTTTTTAACATCATAGCAAACAAAGATAATAGAACCAAAGAAGTGCATCCTTCTATAAATTAGATCTTGCGAGGAAGTTTTATTATTCTCCCTCGGGAATGGTTATGATGTTTTCTTTTTATAAGGATTAAAGTAATTCAAATGGAACAAGTAGAACTATACGTTTACAAAGCACTAGTCACAGATGTTTATGACGGAGACACAGTAACACTCTCAATCGACTTAGGTTTAGGTATATGGAAACATAAAGTAAAAGTAAGACTTGCTGGAATAGATGCTCCTGAGATTAGAGGCGAAGAAAGACCTTTTGGATTAGAATCAGAGCATTACCTAAGTGGTATGATACTGGGTAAAGAAGTTGTTGTACAGACATTTAAAGATAAGACTGGTAAATATGGAAGGTTAATAGCTGATATTTATTTAGATGGACTTGATGTTAGTACAGATTTAGTAGAAAAAGGTTATGCTGTTTTTAAAGAGTATTAACTGTTAAGAATAATAAGATCATCCGTACAAGGTTTCCTCTCTCTCCTCTCTCCTTCCTTGTATCAAGATGGCTATTATAGTGTCCATAGTGGGCACATTTTGAGATGTATGGACACCATTGTGTCTGTTTTGTCTCTGTAGAAGCCCTAGTACACTTGTTTGTGCTGGGGCTTTTTTATAACAAATTTAATATATTAGGAGGCAATAATGGAAAGTAAAACAATACAAGAACATGCACAAATTGCAGCGGATAAAGTTATTCTTAAAAATCCTATCACCTCTGAAGGTGTGGTTACTTTTGAAGTTGATACTAAAGAGGCAATCAAATATTTAGAAGAATTACAAGAGAAGGCAAAGCAGGGGTTCATTAAGATTCCTGATTTTAATAATTGTGATGAGTTGTATGAGTGGGCGAATAAATGACAGAAGAAGATAACCATGCTTAGAATGAAATCTGATAAGCCTTTCAAGAGATTAGAGAATCTTATAACTAAGTATAAATACTTCAGATTATCTTATGTAAAGGGTAATGATTTCAATCCAAAAAGAACGCTTATGAGTGTTGTAATGGATAAACAAATAAGAGAATAATAATGAACGAACAGGAACTTGAAAGAAAGATCCAAGATAAGAATCTCAACGCACCAAGATTAACCCCAGATTACATTGATTCATGTATTGTCAATGAGGACTATTACGTTTTCCCAAACACTACATTTATGGTATGTCTATTGACCCTTAAGAATGGATTTAAAATTTCAGGTGAAAGTAATTGTGTCTCTCCTGAGAATTTTAATGAAGAGATTGGTAAAGATATAGCTAAGAAGAATGCTAGGGAAAAGATTTGGTTGTTGGAAGGGTATTTGTTGAAGGATAAACTTAAGGGAGGTTTAGTATGAATTTTATATACGAACAAGAGTCTGGGGGAATACATACATTAGATCAAAAGTTTCTTTTAGAAATTGACACAGGTGAAAGCTTCAATGAGGTTGCTTATATCTTATGTAAGCTTAAGTTAGATTTAATTACGGTTCAAGAGGCACATGATTACTTCTTTGAACATCTTGATCCTAAAGAAAGTTATGATGTGGTTAGGTACTATAAGAGTCATGACCCATCAGAATCTAAACACAGGAAAATAGAATCTATAGCTAAAGTTATTAAAAACTTAGACATACCAGTATATGAACTGCTTGATAAACTAGAAGAGAATAATAATGAGTGTATTAGCACCTCAAAAGGGTAAACAAGAGTTAGCAGCTCTTACAAATGTAGATGTGATGATTTACGGTGGCGCTAAATAATTCCTGTGGTGCCTTTAAACCTCGCTAATTCGGTGGAACCCCTAACATTGAGATGAGGGCAATACCGAGCCGAATGATTAAATTCATGGGTGTAACGATCAGAGCATTGTGCTCGTAGGGTCTAAGTAGATTCGAAACGTGAGGCTCCTTTTATGAGAAAGGATGAAGATATGATCTGATCTGTATAGAAACATACAGAGGTGTAGCGGAGACGGTTGCACTGTAACATTTAACCATTATGGCAGGTAGTGGTAAGAGTAGACTTCTTTTAAACAAAGTAGGTTATTATGCAGCAACTGATGATAATTTCGAAGGGGTAATCTTTCGAAGAACATCCCCTCCTTTAAAAGCTGCAGGTGGTTTATTTACAGAAGCTAAGAAACTGTACAAACCTATTGGTATAAGATCTAAAGAGCAGCCAATGAAGGTTACTTTTAATGGTGCAGGTAGTATTGAATTTACTCATATTGAACATGAGCAAGATGCAGAAAAGAACCATCAGGGTCTCCAATACTCCGCGATCGGGTTCGATGAGCTTTAATTTGTAGAGCCTTTGTACAGTAATGTACATCGAAAACTGTGTGAATTCAGGGGAAGCCTTACCAAGTTATGTTGGAGGTAATCCTGAGCGATGTGTTTATAAGTATACCACGAATCTCAGTAGGGGAAATACTTATGAAGAAAGTTATAGAAAATTTTAGTAATTATACAATATCAAGAAATGGTGATGTTGTTAATATAAAAAGAGATTATACGTTAATACCAAGAGGTACTGGATTTGGTAATTACTTAACTGTTGCTATTATAAATGACAACGGTGTAAGAAAAACTAAATATGTTCACAGGTTATTAGCTGAAAGTTTTTTACATAATATTGATAATAAACCAGTAGTTAACCATAAAGATGGTAATAAAAGAAACAATAGTATAAGTAACCTTGAATGGTGTACAGTCTCAGAAAACGTGCAACATGCATATGATTCAGGACTTCATCATAAAGCTTCTAGTACTGACAGTCCAAATACGAAACTTACAGAGAGAGATGTAATAAGTATCTGCCAGTACTTAATGGAAGGTACAAGACCTATAGACATTGCTAAGATTAAAAGGGTGAGTAAGTCTGTAGTAAAGAATATACAAAACCAAAGTTGTTTCAAAAATATAACACTTAACTATGACCTTAATAGTACTAAGGATTATAACTTGTTATCAGAAAATACTATAAAATGGATATGTCATCAGATCTCTAGTGGATTAACAGATAAAGAGGTACTTAATATTAGTACTAACAATTCTTTAACTGTCAGGAAGATTAAGAGTATTAGAGACAGAAAGAGCTATAAAAGAATAACAAAAAACTTAAAATTTTAATTACTATACTTATAAACATGGCGTGCAACGACTATCGAAAACCCTGAAAAGGAGTTAGTAGAGTAGGTCATAAGCTTTTGATGACCGAAGCGCACAGCACCCTCTTGAAAGGGTGATGATATAGTCTGAGCTGTATGGAAACATGCAGAAGTTCATAAGAGAACTGGAGAAGATGTAGCGATCTTCTTTGAACATAACTGACACATTTTGAACAAAGTCAATTCCTTTACTTGATTGGAAGGTTACGATCTGCAGCAGATAATGATTCATTCCTCTTAGCAACAACTAACCCTGATTATCAATCTTGGGTATATCATTGGGTAAGTTGGTATCTTGATGAAGAAGGATACTTTGATGAAAATAAACTAGGAGTTGTCCGTCATTTTGTAATTGTTGATGATATGCCTAAGTTTGCTGACACTGCTGAAGAGTTAGAAAAAGAGTACCCTGATTTATGTTGGGTTTATAATGAGAATGAAGGGAAGGAAGTTTATGTAGCACCTTTAACATTCTTGTTTATCGGAGGAACGATCTTTGATAACCCAGCATTAATTAATAGCAATCCTAAATATCTCTCTGCCTTGAAAGCTCAAAGCCGTGTTAACCGTATGCGTCTGTTAGATGGATGTTGGCACGCTCAACCTGAAGGATCTAATTACTTCCAAAGAGAATGGCTTCATAAGCTAGATAAGAGACCTTTTGGTTGTAAAGAGGCTCGTGCTTGGGATTTAGCGTCTTCTGAACCATCTGATAAGAATAGACACCCCGATGCAACTGCCTCTGTGAAGATGCTCAAGACCCGTGACGGAGAGTTCATTATCGTTGGGGACTATGACCCAGAGACAGAAGATAAGGCCACTAAGGTTAAAGGGAGAGTCTTCCAGAGACCTGGACAACGTGATAACAGTATTATAAGACAATCTAAAATTGATGGAGATGATTGCCATGTAGTACTTCCGATAGATCCTGGGGCATCTGGTCAAACAGCTTATCGTGAAATTGCAAAGAAGATCAGTGCTGAAGGTTTTAGAGTTAAATCAGACCCAACACCCTCTAATAAGTCTAAATTAACTCGATTTGAACCATTCTCTTCTGCGGCGCAAAATGGACTTATAAGTATAGTTGAATCTACTTTTAATAAGGAGACATTAGATCATTTCTACAAAGAACTGGAGACATTTGATGGAGAGAGATCTACTTCAAGTCGTAAAGATGATATCCCTGATGGAGCAGCCAGTTGCTACAACTACTTAGTTAAAGCTAAGACACATAAACCAACCCCAATGCCGACTAATAATACTAAAACTAAACTATCAGCAATGAGGGGAAGTATGGGAAACAGAAGTGTTAAGACTTTTAGAGCTAGGTAATATTGATAAGATGTTGCTTTTGTGATACAATACGGAATTAGGGCAGGTTTTGCCCTTTCTTTTTAATTATAAGAGGATTGGCTTTAAATGTCCAATAAAAACAAATTTTATTACTATGATGAAGGTGTTAATCGTATTCGTTGTTATGGTTACCGTGAGTTTATCAAACTGATTGACATGTTGCAAACTAAAGGTCAGAAATTATCATTAAGTGATTCACAGTACTTATATAATTACAGATTTATTATGGATGACGGAGATTTAAAGAACTACTACACATGGTATAAATTCTTCCCTAAGATTGAAGAAGATTTCGGTATCCCTATTGACACAATGAGATCATTTGCAGGTGTTTCTAATTTCTCTTTATTTTTAAAAGATAAAGTACGTTTTGATACTGAAAATGAGAAATTGGTATTTGTGGGAAGTGAAGAAGAGATTACTCAATTAACTCCCGTTGTAACTCCAGTAGAACTTAATGAAATAGATCTAAGTAAACCTGAAGAAGTTATCTCAGGAGAAGAGTTTGTCTTTAATGATCAATCTCAGGTTCCTGCTCCTGTCGAAGTAGATTATGACTTCTTAAAATCTCTCTTAGATAAAGAAGATAAAAGTGGAAGTAAACTTAAATTAGAAACTTACGTAAAAGATACTTATAACATCGATCTTTCAAGAAGCAAATCGTTCCCTAATATGATCTTACAACTTAAAGAAGAGTTAGGTTAATACACCTCAGGAGAGTATTTCTTTGTCAAAACCAAGAAAACCTAAAGTAACCCTTAAGAAAGAAAAGAAAGCCTCTACTGTAAGAATTCCTAGATCAGGTATTGGTACTACAGGTATCTCTTTCTATCAAGATGTTATTAACAGGATAGCTCCATACGAACTTAAATGGCCTCAGAGTATGAGAACATATGAAGTTATGAAGTATGATGATGCTATCAGTACGGTACTTAACTACGACTACACCCTTATTGAGGGTGCTTGGTCTAGGTACACAGTTAAATATAAGAAAGGTAGCGAGAAGAGTAAAGCTGCTGCCGATTTTGTAAGGAATAATCTTGAAACTTTAGAAGGTCAGACATTCTTACAAACAATTCGTAATGCTGAGACATTTAAAGAGAAAGGTTTCTCTATCCTAGAAAAAGTTTATAGGAAAGAGTTAAAAGGTGAATATGCAGGTTTGTGGAAGTTATCTCAACTTGCAAACAGACCTCAAGCAAGTTTAGATCAAAGTCAACCTTTTGAAGTTACTAATGGCGGTAGAAGGATAGTAGCTGCCAGACAGAACACACAGTACTTCCAAAATTATCATAATAATAACTTATTCATTGACCCTAATGAAAATTCAAGAGGTAGAGGTTATAAGTTAATCCCACGTAAGAAATTTATCTTATTTGGAGAAAATGCTACAGACTCTACACCTTTCGGAACTCCTGTATTAAAAGCTTGTTACAAGTTGTGGAAAGAGAAAGTCCTCTTAGAAGACCTAGAAGTTAACGGAGCATCAAAAGACTTAGCAGGTATTATTGAACTTGCTATCCCTGCAGATATATTAGACATCGCTCATAGTGATCCTACTTCACCTGAATATTTGATGGTTCAAGATTTATTAATCACTGCAGCTAATGTTCATGCTGGAGAACAACCTTACTTTGTACGTCCAAGTGATTTGCAAGAAGGTAGCTCCTCTGTTTCAGATTTTGGTATTAAATTATTAGGGTTAGAAGGTTCCGGTAGACAGTTTGATCCATCTGGAATGATTCAGAATAGACGTAAAGCTATCTTTGATGTTTGGGGTGCAGGACATGCATTAACAGGTGAAGGTGCTAGTAGTTATAACAGTGCTGAAGTTAAGAATGCATCACACTTACATTATATCAAACGTGACATTAAAGTTATTGAAGATGGTCTTAATAAGGACATGTTACCTCAGTTACTTAATGTGATGAATGAGTTTGATTTAACTGTTGATGAAATGCCTAAGATCGTTGCCGGTGAGATTGATAAAGCATCTTATGATGAAGTTAGTAAGATGGTTCAACGTATTATATCAGTCGGTGGATTTGTTCCAACAAAAGATAATATTATTTACTATCATCAACTTCTTAACTTTGATACTTCATTGATGGAAGCTATGACGGAAGAGGAACTTATCAAATCTATGGGGAGTTTGGTAGAAGGGAAAACGAGGGCAGGGGAATCTAACGGTACTTCTGGTACAGGTAATACTCAAAACTCTACTGGTGGTGATAACAATATGGAGAATAAGTCAACATCTCCTTACCGTGTAGATTCTGTTGGTGTTTATAAAACAAAAGGTGATGTGAAGGTTTATTTCGATCCAGAGTCATTACCAGAAGAACTAAGAGATGGTTTTAACTTAAAGGGGTAATTTAATTGCCCTTATCTTGTTGCACGTCTGTATAACTTATGATATAATGAGTTAAACCATACGACATTTCGTATAAGCTATTACATTCTTGTAGTGGCTTCTTATATCCCTCTTCAAGGGTAATTAATAAACAGAATACATACTATGGATATTGAAGACACTTCCGAGGAAGAGTTAGATAAATATATCTCAAATAGTATCTCTAAATCTAACCCAAAACCTACCACTATTGAAATCGTCAAGCAACTTGATGAAGAAGAGATGATAGCTTTTGAGCCACTTTACCTTAATACGGGGGAAGTAGATGCTCATGGTGATGGAATTACAGATGAAGAGTTAGATAAATTTGTAGATAATTTTAATAAAAACATTGAAAACATATCAGGTAATATTCACCACTCTTTCGATACTGATGGATTCTATCCTGTAAAAGCCTACCGACTCCCTTTCACTGTACATCTTGGTGATATTAATGTACCTAGTTCTTTAAAGATTATAGAGAGAGGCCAACCTGTTGTTGAGATGCAATTCACCGATAAGTTTCTTTGGGAAAAGAGAAAGTCTGGAGAACTTGGTGGGGTAAGTATTGGAGGTGAAGGTAAAAGAATACCTAATCCTGATTACGAAGGTGACACTTAATGGAAGTAAAGAATACCAAAGCTGAGTTTTTACTTAGTGATATTGACATGTCTTCCCCAACTGCGCATATTGCCTACTGTCTAAATACAGATGGATTCAACGGTAATGCTATTGAAAATAACGAACCATACCTATTAAAAGGTAAGGAATCTAAAGTAGAACTTACTGAAGCACAGGAATCACTCTTGTCGGAAATTAAAAAAGCTGAAGTTGATGTAAACAGTATGAGTCTTGAAGATACTGTTGAGCAAGCTATCGAAGATAAAGTCAAAGCATTGATTCCAGATATTTATATCTCAGTTTGGATTGAAAAGCTTACTCATGACAAAGTTTATTACTCCTTGGATTATAGAACATATTGTTCTTCTTATACTGTAAATGCTTCAGGTGAAGTAACTATAGGTGATGACAAAGTAGAAGTCAAGAGAAAGACTGTTTATGTAGAAGTAGAAAAAGCAGCTTCTATGTTAAATAAAAACTACGCATATACACCTGACGCTGAGGACGATAGTTCTTGGAAGTTTAGGATTGATAGTGAAAAGCTTACTAAAGCTTCGGTAGAACATCTAACACGTTTCGATAAAGATATTGATTCTGATGTTAAAGGTGAAGTTTACGGAAAGGTGACTAAAGCTTACAAAGAATTTTTCCCAGAAGATGAATTACCAATGGTATTGAAGTCCTTCGAAGAAAAGATATCTGATGCCGCATCAGATAATAACCCCACTGTGCCTAGCGGCATCGATAACATAGAGAAAAATATGTCTAAAGAAAAAGAAACAGAAGTAGTGGAAGTTGCTAAGGCCGTTGAAGCTGAAGTTGACGCTCCTAAACTTGAAGACCTTCAGAAATCTATTGAAGATTTAACAGCCCTTGCTAAAGCTAGTCAAGCTCGTGCAGAAGCTGCTGAAAAAGAAAAAGAAGAAATTCAAAAAGCTGCAGCACTTGAAAAAGAAACTGCAGCTAAAGAAGAGCTGACCGAAGTTGTTAAAGCTTGGGAAGGTGTTGAGAATACTGAAGAGGTTGTTGAAGCTTTACATAAAGCAAGTAACTCTGAAGTACTTTTGAAAGCAATGGAAGCCCTTCATAATAAAATTGAAGACCTTAAGAAAAGTTTTGGTGAAGCAGAGGAAGGTAAAGATGGCGACATTAAGCCAACAGAAAATTCCCTAGAAAAATCAAGAAGTATTACTTCTGAAATCATCAAAGCTCGCAACGCTAAAACTAATAAATAATTACTGGAGTAATATATAAATGGCTACTGGTCAAATTGGTACACGTGGTACTAAAGTCGGTGACGTTCTTAAAAATGAATATGATCCGCAATCAGGTTACTGTCGTGAAGATGTTGTAGTAACCGTCACCGCTGGCATGGAAGTAGGTGCTGTTCTAGAATCAACTTCTGTTGCAGGTAAATATACACTTGTTACAGTTGCTACTACTGCTAACGCTGATGGTGTCTTGCTTGATGAAAGCATTTACGCTGTTGATCAAACTTCACTACCTGCAGACTTCACACTTGCTGTGTTAACTGATGGTCCTTCACAAGTTTCTGATGGTGCATTATCTTATGGTGCAGATGTAGATACTCAACCAGAAATCGATGCTGTTATTACCGCTTTAGTTGGTAATACTGGTATTAAGACACGCCCTCAGGTTTAAGGAAATAAATAACAATGACTGAATTACTTAAAGCGGTAACACGCGATCCTAGTAACATCAACGGTTTGTCTGATTGGACTACCGAGATTAATGAAATTGATAACCAGTTTGGCTTTATCCGAGCTAACGGCGATTTCAATATTAAAACAACTTCACAAGTTTCTATTATCTTTGATCGTATCTCTAACGAGATTCGTTTGATCCCTGCGAGTAACCCTCGTGCTAAAGGTAGTAATGTTGGTAAAGATCGTGACGTTCAACAATTTGCAATGGCTCTTCTTTATTACTCAGATGATGACTATATCGATGTTCAAGACATTCAAGGTCAACGTCGTCCAGGTGATTCTGATATGGAAGAAACTTTTGCTGCTGTACGTGCTGATAAGTTGATGGATCTTAGACTAGCTCATGACCAAACTGATGAGTATTTACGATTTGAAGCAATGGTTGGTAATATCCCTGCTGGAGCTGCTACAGGTTTCACTGACATGTATGACATGTTTGGTTTGAACAAAGCCGCAGATTTCACAGTAGACCTTGCTTTAAACACCCTTGATGAACAAATTTCTTTAATCAAACGTAAGAGTTCTGCTGGTTATAAAGCTGGTTCTGCGATGAGCGGTTTTGACTTTTACCTTGATCCAGCTTTGTTTGATGAGATCGTTGCTAATCCTGAGTTCCGTGATGTATACAACATGTACCAAAACAGCGGTAAGCAACGTTTACGTGATGAAAACGTAGATTATTATAAATGGGGTGTTGTTGATAACTTTGAGCATCGTGGAGTTCGCTTCATGGCTTATAATCCTTCTTTCACCGATGCAGATGGTAATGAAGTTAAAGTACTAGGTGCTGGTCAAGGTATTGCTGTTCCTAGTGGTACACGTGATCTATTCCGTGGTTACTGGGGTCCTGCTAACAAGTTGTCAATGGCTAATAAAGGCGGTGCTGAATTGTTCTCTTTCGAACAAACTGAAGCTAATGATGAAGGTCATACTTTGGAAACTCAAGCCCGTAAGCTGTATTGGACTACTAAGCCTGGAGCTATTATCCAACTAACTTAATAACGGGTTAGTCTTTTATACAAACCCGCCTCTTTTGGCGGGTTTTTTGTTTCTAAAAAACACAATGGAGAATTTAAATGGCTAGTATCAACGGTAGAATTCCTATCCTAGCTTCAATCGATGGAATTATGTATGGTGCATATCCTGACGGTTCTTTCGTACCACCTCCCACACCAGAAGAAGTAGCAACAGAAGCTGTTGAATTAGCTGAATATACCACAGAACAAGCTGATGTATCTACAGCACAATCATTAGTTACTGCACTAGATGCAAGTGCAACTAAAACAGCATTACAAATAAGAATTGACGCCATTATCGTTATGCCACGTTTTATTTTGGAAGGATCATTACCTGTAGGTTCTGTGACTCCTTACATATCTCGACAAAGGCTGAGAGTACGTGCTCCAGGTGGTAATTCGGTCTACAAAGTAGATTCAACTATTACTCAAGGACAAGGTTGGTCAACTATACATTGTGAAGGGAAAACTATTCCAACATTCAGATCTTTTTGGGGAGTTGGAGTGGAAGCTGATATCCTCTCTGCACAAGATCAAGGTGGTGGTGGTTTAGATACTGTATTAATTGGACAAAGTGCTTATTATAACGGTGCGTCTGTTTCTGCTAATGGTAGAGATTATGTAGTTGCTGTTAACTATCAAACTAACCCACATGTCTATGTAATAGATGTTGACTTAAATACTGTAGTGTTTGATCAACTGTTAAGTATTACAACTCCTGTATCTTTTGTTGCTAAAACAGAAAACGATACAGACCAAGAAAGAGATTGGTATTTTAAACTTAACACTGGTGGAGATGTTAATAACAGACCATTTCCCGTTGACGTTGACACGCTGTTAACAAACGCTGGAGCTGATACAACTGGATTAGTACTAGGATGGGGTATTGAAGGCAATAGACCTACTCCTGCAGGATCTACGTCATTAAACATTACAACCACTCCTCCTGTATCTCCTGCTGTTGGTGTAGAGATTATATTAGATGCTGTATGTACAGATGCTGATGGTGTAGACAGAACCTCTGACATTCAATGGTTCAATGATTTCATTAATTGGACTGATAGTGGTGTAGCAACTCCTACAGGAGGACAATTAACGTTTACCCCTGAAGTAGAAGGTTATTACCGTATTAGGGCTACTTATGAAGATACCTACGGTGGTGTATTTACTGACACGGTTAATATTTTAGTAGATGGTACTTTAACTCATGTTGGAAATACAGTATTCGATGCCGCTAAAACTCATCCTGATATTGCTGATATAACAGATAATAATGTAAGATTTGAAACTTCAGATCCGTTTAAGTTGAGTACTGGTGCAAATCATGCAAACTGGGGAACCTTTCGCTACTTCGAAATTACAGCAGTTGCTGGTGATGGTGAATTTGGTTGTGGTCTGTCATCTGTATTGAATATGTTACCTTTAGCCACTACTTCTAGAATGTGGTCTGGTGCAACAGCCGGTACTATAGCAGATAACGCTGGTGGTTTTAGTTTTATACCTGCTGTAAATCCTGGAGATTTCTTAGGACAGCAATGGGTTAATGGAAGTAACTTAACTCCAACTGGAAATGCATTCTTCTTACCTAACAACAACACAGCTTTTCATTCAGGTGGCGGTACATTAGGTGTTTGTGTAGACACAACTGATAAAACTGCACCTCCTATTGTTTATATAATTGATGCAGACTTAGCTGCTCCTGCAGTACCTAGAATTACGAGAGTATTTAATTTATGGTGTGCTAGAACTCCTTTAGTTCCTATGATTTACTGTAACAATCCCTCTTCTAATGTTGGAGCTGGTACAGATGTTTCTATTAACGGTGGTGGTAATGGAGCTTTCGTTTATGATCCACGTCCTGCATTGATTGCACTTATTGGACCCATTCCTTCTTTTGAATACGGTTGGACAACTTCAGAAATTCAAGCATAACGTAGAGGTTATAAAATGCCAGCAATAGGTGATTTAACGGGTGTTATAGCCCCAAATGAAATTATAACATTTACTACAACAGATCTTAACACAATCACTTCTGCTACTTTAGGCGGTGAATCTCTTACGATTGATAGTGAGGTGGCTAATTTAGTCACTTGCACTATCCCTTTCGATATAAATATTGTATGGGGGACGGCAGGACTTACACTTACTGCAAGTGATGGAACAGATTCAGCAGATATCCCAGCATTAACTTTACTAGATAGGGTTGGTTGGGGTTCTATTCTGTTCGACGGAGTTATCCCTGCTGAGTTAAGTACTGAAAGCTTTTATTGGTTAACAGTTAATGACTTAGGAATAACTCCTTTAATCCCTGACCAATTACAGTATGAAGATAGTGTTGGATTGACTGTAGATGGTTCATGGGTTCCTACAATAGATCCTGCTTTAAATGTAGAAGGTTCTTGGGCAGTATTTGATGTAAGTACAGATAGTAGGTCTGCTGAACAAACATATGATATTTTTCAACCATTAATAGAAAACTTAACTGGGGACATTGTTCCTGATGGAGTTATTACTTTTGATGTTCCTGATATATTTGACCCAATTACATCTGTAACTCTTGGCGGAGAATCTTTAGTAATTGACGGTCAGGTCGGGACTACAGTAACTTGTACTATTCCTGATGATATTAATATTCCTTGGGAAACTACAGGACTAAGTTTAATAGCAGATGACTCTACTTCTGTAGTCCAAGTAGATGATTTAACACTTCTCAATAGAGTTGGTTGGTTCTCTGAGTTATTTACAGGACCTATTCCTGCTGAAGGAAGTACAGAAAGTTTCTATTGGTTGTCAGTAAATGACAGAGCTTTTACTCCAGAAGTTGGAGATCAATTAAGAGTTTCATCGGAAGTAGGACTAACAGTAGATGGTTCATGGTTACCTACAGTTGATCCTGAAGACGATGTGTATGGGAATTGGGAAGTTTTAGACATAAGTACAAGCACTGTACTTCCTCCTTTAGAATTCTCCATAACACGACCTGATACAACGCCATATCCTTTTAATTTCACAGATCAAAGTGATATAGTTTTAAATACTGTCACTATATCTGGTATAATAACAGTAGAAGGTTTAATAAATCCTGTAGCATTGAGTGTGGTTGATGGTGAGTACTCATTAAACAGTGCAGCATACACCTCAGCGCCTTCTGTAGTTGATACAGGGGACACTTTACAATTAAGGACTACTTCTTCATCTTCTCACTTTACTCCCGTCATAACGACCTTAGATGCTGGAGGATGGTCAACAGATTGGACTGTGACAACGGTAAAAAGCTTCTTACCAGATGCAATAGTATTTACTCCGGTAGTTGATGCTGATTTATCTACAGTTTACACCTCTAACACAGAAACTGTAACAGGTATTACAGACACAGTTGATATAAGTGTTACTGCTGGTGGTGAGTTCTCTATTAACGGAGGTGCTTTCACTTCTGTAACAGGAACCATTGATTTAAATGACACTGTTTCTGTAAGACAAACTTCATCTGCTTCATACTTAACAGAGACTGTAATCACATTAAGTGTTGGTGAATTAGATACAGATTACTCAGTAACGACTGCAGGTAATTTAAATCCTATACCAGAACTTGTTTTTAACAGTGTAATTGATGTTGATGTAAATACCTTAACCCCTTCTAATGTAGAAATTGTACTAGGGTTAACTGGTGCATCTCCTATTGAAGTTGAAGGTGGAAGTTATTCTATTAATGGTGGAGCTTTTACTACAGTAGCAGGAACAGTTGTTAATGATGATACTGTAACTCTTAGAGTTCTTTCTTCATTAGATAATAACACCACAAGCACAGTAACGGTAACTGTAGGTACTGCAGATTCTTCATTCTATGTAACAACATCTGCATTAGGTTCTAGTATTATTTACTTACTACTTGGACTAACTCCAGCAGATATTCCTGCTGAAGTGATAGATTACTTTATTGCTCAATGGTCTTTAATTTACCCTGATAATAATTGCATGGTTATTTATAACACTGTTAAGTCTATCTACAATTGGTTAGTCGGGAGTGCTAGTGCTAAAGCAGTGAGTGGTAAACGTAGGGAGAAGAGAGGTCGTCGTGAAATAGAAGTAGAGAATTCAAATAACGCGGTTAATTGGAAAACAGCTCTTGATAATTTCTTGAAATCTCCATGGGAAATACTACCACAATGCCGAGCGGATTTTGTAGCTAACGGTGCAGGTAACTCAAGGTTAACTGTCGGGGGAACTAAAAAGGATGAAGTTGAAAGAGTTCGTGATGATCCTAATAGTTTTAACCAGTACAGTGAAACATCCCCTTATAGTCCAAAACCTAGAATAGGTAGAAGAGGTTTAAGAGGTAACGTTAAACTTTAAGTAAGGTGTATTATGAGATCAGGAATACGACAATCAGGTATTTTTGGTTCTGGTATATTTAAATGGGGAGGTGGTGAAGATATCATCCCTCCCGATTCTTCTTTAGTTGATCTTATTTATTTACTTTTAGGTCTAACTGAGGAGGATATTCCAAGGGCTGTCGTAGCGTACTTTTTAGAACAATGGGAACAGTTATACCCTGACAATGAATGTCTTGTTTTATTTAACACAATTAAATTTGTTTACTTTTGGCTAATGGAAACTGCTTTAGCGGGGTCTGTTAAAGGTCGTATCAGAGAAAAGAGAGGTAGACGAGAAATAGAAATTGAGGAATCAAGTAAAGAGGAAGAATGGTACTTAGCTTTAAGTAACTTTTTAAAAGCTCCTTGGAATTTATTACCTCAATGCAGAACAGAATTTATGAACAATGGATCAGGTTGTTCACAAGTTATATTAGGCGGTCTTAAGGAAGATAATATATTTATTAACCGAGACAACCCTAACAAATACAATCAATATGAAGAGTGTTCTCCATACAGCCCTAAAACTTTGAAATAAAGTTAGTTAGGCAATACTGATACTAATTTAAAACTCTAAGGAAATTAAAAATGGCAGTTGTATACGAAGTGGTTGTATCTGATAGTTGGGTGGACATTAACACGGTAACAACTATTGCAGTAGGGACTGCAGTAGAAGTAATGAACAAAGGAAGTTATAAGGTATTTATTACAGAAGATGCGTCTATCCCTACAGAGGATGAGGTAGGTAAGTTAATAACAAGTAGATCGAAGAATTACGCTGTGGTAAATGTCCTTACAGGTTCTGATAGGATCTGGTGTAGATGTTCCAGTGGTAATGGCGTTATACTAGCAGTGCAGGAGGTTGTGTAATGACTATACTTCATTCTTCTGGTAATGGAGGGACTGTTACCTCCAGTGGACCTGTAACATCCTTAAGGGTTGTTAGAGGGACAACACAAGCTATACCTTCAACTGTGGCCACCACTATTATTTATAATGAAACTGATTATGATGTACTGGGGGAATGGAATGGAACTTTAGGTATATTTACTGCAACAGTTGAAGGAGTTTATAATATATCTGCATCTGTTTCAAGTGAAGAATCTTGGACTGCTGGAGAGAAATGTATACTAGAACTTCATGTAAATGGTGCACTTAATGATTACTTATCCACGACCTATGCTGAAGTCACAGGCGTTATGAATGCACATGTGCAAGGATCTGTTAATGTAAGTTTGTCAGCAGGGGATACAGTAGAGATACAAATGTATCATGATAGAGGGGTAGCCTTAAACACTTTAGCTAATGGACCTTCCATGTCCAATGGACAGTATAACTACATAGATATAGCCTTAGTTCAAGGTTTAACTGTAATTGGTTCTCCTAATCCCTATGACTTACAGGTGGCAGTTAAGACTCCTAATGAGTTATCAGGTACTTTGTCATCTAGTGTTGAATATTTCTTAGATGGTGTTATAGATTTCACGGGAACAGGTATAAATATAGAGGTTCCTTCAGGAGGACTTACATTAAGAGGTCATTCTTTTAATATATCTAAATTAATCTGTTCTGATGACAACTACACACTTTTCACTTCTCCTGTCGGTGGAAGCGGAGATATTATCGGGGCAGAATTCGCGATAGAGATTACAGGGACAACTAACTCTAGGGTTTATGACATAACAGCACTTGATACTTTTCGTGCTATAGAGATGTCACGGGTTAATTATAACGACTGTACTAGTCTTGGTGTTATAACAGAATACATGCAAGGTTTTGAGACAGGTACGGGAAGGTTTGGAGGACAACCGACCTTAACCTTAGCAGGAGTTTGGGGTGGGGGTTATTTTTTAGAAGGTTCTGTAGTTAGGCGTTTAGATCCAGCTATGACTAGTCCTGTATTTGAGGCTGGGGCTGGTTTTGTTATGAATAGTAGGTTTAAAACTAATCAAAATGTAGACCTTCCTGCCAGCGCATCTTATCTCGATTTCACCTCATCTAATTTTCCAAATCCATCTACGTTGCAACTTGAGGGTATGCTCTTAACAAGAAATGGGGCGCAAAACCCTAGTGATGCTAACATCACACCTAATATAGAGGCTTCTGAACTGCCATGTCACTGGGAAGGTAATGTTGGTGTAAACAATACTCATGTTGGAGGTAGGTCCACTATTACAACTGAGGTGGCTACAGTAATTACAGTACAAGGCGATTATTACGATATACTCGGAAGTACGACCACTTCACTCCTTGAGCATTTTGACAGTCCGTCTCCTTCACAACTTCGTCATTTAGGTTCTAGTCCTCATGATTATAAAATCTACTTCGATGCAGTATTGGAGGGGACTGCAAATAATGACTTAGCACTTAAAATTGTAAAATGGAATGACAATACTTCATCTTTTGAAGATGTCGGTATACAACGACGGCCTGTAAGCAGTTTACTCGGTAGTAGGGATGTAGCTTTTTTTGACGGACAGTTCGCGGTCAGGTTAGAGGTTAACGATTATGTTAAGTGGCAAGTTGCTAACCTTTCATCAACTAGTAATGTAACGGCAGAGTTGGAATCTTTTATGATACTAACAGAGAGGTAATATTACCTCCTTAAGTATTGACTTTTATAACTAATGAACAATGGATCAGGTTGTTCATTAGTTACCTTAGGTGGTCTTAAAGAAGGTAATATATTTATCAACAGAGACAACCCAATAAAATACAATCAATATGAAGAGTGTTCTTCATATTGTCCTAAAACTTTGAAATAAAGTTGGTTAGGCACACCACTGATATAATTTAAAATTACTAAGGAAATTTATAATGGCAGTTGTATTCGAAGTGGCTGTGTCTGACAGTTGGGTAGATATCAACACAGTTTCAACTATTGCGGTAGGTACTGCAATGGAATTAATGAATAAAGGTAACTATAAAGTATTCATTACAGAAGACTCATCTATCCCCACTGAGGATGAAGTGGGTAAACTGATAACAAGTAGGGGGAAGAATTACTCTGTAGCTAATGTACTTTTTGGTTCTGATAGAATTTGGTGTAGGTGTTCCAGTGATAATGGAGTTATCTTGGCTGTTCAGGAGGTTGTGTAATGACTATCTTGATGGGTAAATTATCTACTAGTGGCGGTGGTGTTCCTAGTGAAGGTGCTAACTTAGTAAGAGTTAGTGGAGATTACCAAATACTTGTAACAGATCAATATGTGATAAGTGATGGAGGTAATACCTTAACACTTCCTTTACTAGCAAATGCAACTCAACCTGTTTACATAATTAATGAAGGTGTAACTAACGATACAGTTGATGGTAATGGATCTACCGTTCCAAATTCATTGACAATATCTCCAACAGAAGTAAGAGGTTTCGCACCAGGAACTTTAGCTTGGGTGGAGGTGTAATATGGGATATAGATCTAATATAAACCATCAAGTTAGAGGATTCTTTTATGCCGATTCTGGTGGAGATACTTTAGACGGTAAAAGTATTGAGCATCCTAAGAAAACCATACAGGCTGCTTTAGATGGAGCTTCTGGTTTAATTCCAACACCTAGTCCTAGTAGTATTGGTTTTGTAAACGAAGCACAAGGTGGGGTATACGTAGAAGATTTGACGTTATATGATAGTGTGTTATTTGAAGGTCAACATACAACTATTGTAAGTACAGGACTCGTTGGGGTTTCTGGAGCTAACTCTCTATCTTTCAAACCACAGACACTGGTTAACAATACAGATAATGCAACAGTACTGGAGGTGGATGCATTATCTTCTTTTGGTACAACAATGAGTGGTTTGATCGTTGGCGGTGATAATGGACTTGGAGTAGAGATAAAGAATAATTGTGATAGTATATTTTTCACTATCAGTCAGTTACAGTTGAGGGGTGATGGAAGTAAAGGTGTTATGGTCACAGGGGATTGTGCCACTCCTATTGATTTCAACTTCAACACAGTTTCATTTAGTAATAATAACGCCACATTTTTTGACTATAATCCCCTCTCTCCTGTAAATGTTGCTGATGTAAATATATCAAGTCTGTTTAATGCTAGTGGTGTTGTTTACACAGGTACTACAGGACTCTTGGTGCAAAATGGTATCTTAAAGGTACGAGCAGGCTCTATTGCGGCAGGTACTGCTGCAAATGTACAAGCTAACGGCATCTTGACCGTAAGTGCCAATACCGTTGCGGGAAGTACCATCGTTACGGATGGATCATGTATTTATGACACAGTTGGCGTTGTCTTCGGAAATATGACAGTATCTGGAGTGGGTGTTTTGCAGCACCGAGGTTCAACAGTATTCGGAAGTGTAGAATCTTCAGGTAATAGTGACCTTGCTTTACATTGTAATCAGTTGCAAGGTGACCTTACCATCGGTGCAGGTACTAGAGCTTTTGTGGTCATTGGTTCTATGACAGGAACTTTAACAGTTAATGGGACGTTAAATGGAGTTATTGGGGGGAAGCATTACGGAGATTGGGTACAAGGAAGAACAAAAGTCCTGGAACTAGTAGGTGATGCTACAACATCAAGTGTGTATACCACGTCACCACAAACTGCACTTTCTGAGGTAATTAACGTGGACTATGACAGAGCTGAAATATCATTTAGTTTTGAAAGTTCAAATTCTACTGCTAACAGAAGTACGGTAGTTGGTCTCTTTGTCAATGGAGTTCTTCAAGGCCTTGAGTCTGATATTGAACAAAAAGACGCAAATAATCATTCATATCAATGTAAGAATGTAGATACTCCCTTGCTTATAGGAAATAATACTATTGAAGTTAAGTATGGAGTTGGTAATGGTCCAGGTGGAGCTTTGGCTACAGTTTCAGACATATTAATTTTAGTTAAAGAGATGATTATATAATGCCAACTTTTAATTATACGATTGACTTAGGAAGTGCTAGCACACTACAGAAAGCTTTATCCGCAGTTGGTGTGATGGATGCTAATTTTAATATAATTGATGAGTCACTTAATGGTGTCCTTACCGACGATCAATTGATTTCTATTAGTACTGACATTTCAACTGAAGCACAATGTGATGCTGTTATAGCGATGGCTACCTCTGGTAGTTTATTCTCAAATAAAATGAACCTCATTGATGGATTGGGATTAAGAAGTGATGAATTAATGAATGATGGTGTGGATGATTGGGATGGTAATAAAGTTATACTGACAAAATCTGATGCAGATAAGTATTACACTGATTACGAGTACCTTAGAAACAACCCATTGAAGCTTTCAGCGGCAACACCATACTTGATATTCACACTCTCTGGCGGTATTAGTGAGACTACATTACTTCCAGATATAAATACATTAGTTCAAAATTCAGTTGATCGGATGCAGTATTTATATACAAGTATTTCAAATGACGATGGGTCAATAGGGCAGGTTCAGCTCACTACCGATATTTTAGCAGCAGTGGATCAAACTGCACTAGACTTAATAGTTGATACTAGAGTTTGACAAATTTAAATTTATCTCACTTAATCATAGGAAGATTGGTGAAAGGTTTTTCAACAAGAGTTTGTCTTGCTTCACAAGGATGTGATCAAGCTTTATTTTTAACTTAACCAATTAACCTAATTAATTATGCCTCAAGAGTCTAAAGGTCTCATTACAGGTGGCATTCAAGCATTACTGGTTGCACTAATAACTTCCTTTCTCTTAACTCTAAGTTCTGGCTACAGCAAAGTACAAGCTAATACTAAGGATATAGAAGAGTTGAAAGATGCTATTAAACTTATAGCAATGATGAGTGAGAAATTCTCAGAATTGAATAGTAACGTGTCGGTAATAAAGAATGATCTGGAATGGGTAAGAAAAGGTAATGAACTGAATAATGAAATGATAAACGATATGATCCATAACGTAATAGTAAAATCTGAATTAGATTAATAGTTTATCTGTTTGAAAGGTACAACCCGTTAAGAGAAGTAGAGATACTTTCCTTAACGGGTTTTTATTGGGCGGGATTTGTTGGTTTAACTCAAGTAGGTTAACTTAAATAGTTGTCTGAGAAGAACTTAGCGTCTCCTATGTAATTTAAGTTTGAAGTGAATACTTGAGGAAGAGATCTTAGTCCTTCACTAATAAGAAAGTTTCTACCTTCTTCATCATTAGTAATATTACTTTCTTCGTAAGGTATATTATTCTCCTTCATCCTACTTTTAAGGATTGTACACATGGGACAGTTATCTTTAGAGAAAACTATAAAAGTTTCCTCTTTATTTACTGAATCCCTGTCACCAAAGTCAAAGTCAGTTAAATCATAAGTATCCTTAATTACTGAATTTAATCTGTAATTATTAAGATCTGTCTCTTGTGCAGCAGTTTGTTGAGAGTCAATATCTAACCAATCATCCATCCATGGTAATGGATTCTCTAAAACTTCCTCAAAAGGCATATCTAAATCTAGGAAGTTGTAGGTAGGTGCAGATACATACTTAACTCTGTCCTCTAGTAAAGGAGTATTTAACCCTACAATACTTCTCCCTTCCGAAAAGATATACCTACTCCAACTTAACTCTTGATAAAATATACTATCAACAATATCTTTAACTTCATGTTTAATACTGTTGTAAACTTTTAACCACTTAGGGTCTTTAAGTAATATATTAAGAATAGCCTCTCCAAACTTAGTATGAATAGTCTCATCAATCATAATCTTCTGTACAAGACTCGCCGCTGATAAGAATAACTCCCTTTCTGCAAGTGCAAAAGTACAAGCAAATGATGGCATAAACTCCATACTCTCTAAGCAATATAAACTTACTAAAGCTTTAAGAATAGTCTTCATTATCTCTTCTTCAGGAACAGCGTTCTTATTTAAAGTATACACAGCTCCTAAAGTTTTTAAGTTATTAAAAGACTCAACAATTTTACCTGAACGTTCTGTAATGTTTTTATTCTTAGTTATCTCTTCAAATATTTCATCAGGATTACTTATACATTGTCTTACAATCTCTGAGTAAGTCGTTGCATGTAAGGCTTCATTGTCTGACCATCTTAACATTAGTTGATTTAAGTCACTATTAGTAATGAATGGTGCAAACAGTGAAATGATTGACCTAGAAGCAACACTATCAGCTTCATATTGCCAAGCTAATGTTTTGATCATCACATCATAACTAGCAGCATCACACTCCATGAAGTCCATTCTAGACTGAGATAAGTCAATTTCATCTTCAGCCCAATCTAAAGACTTTAAAGTTTTGAATAAATCAAACAACTCAGGGTAAGGACGATTCATTGTATCATGAAGTCCTAGATCCTCTCCTAAGAATAGGGGATACTTTCCTGTCTGCCATCCTGTATTGTTTAAATTAAGTACTGTCATTTAATATCTCCTCTTTTACATTTTACAAGCTTCACAGTCATCTTCACTATCTTCTTCGTTTACGACTTCTAATTGCTTAATATTTATGGTATCTGGTACATCTGTTAAACTCTTAATACCAGCACGTGCATTCTGATAATACCAACTCTTCATTCCCATTTTAGTTGCGTACAATGCATCTCCTATTAGTTCAGATACAGGAATCTTCTCATTAGGGTATCTACTATAATCTTTATAGAAGTCAGCACTTATACCTTGTCCACTAAACTTCTGAACAATACTGTACACATCGATCATATGTTTAGTATCAATATCCCATGCAAGTTCATAATACTCTTTAACTTCAGGATCATCTATATCAGGTGCATCAAAGACTATCTTATTAGTTCCTGATTTCTTAATAACTACATAAGACCTGATAGGGTAAAGACTGTTAGTTGTCGCAGTAGCTCCAGAAGATGACTCATAAGGTGCTGTGGCTTCATTAACACTAAATCTTACAGGAAGTCCACGATACTCTTCCCAAGGGTACATGAGGCTTTGTGTATGTACTGAATCAACGTTCTTATTATAAGTGTCGATAGGTAACCACCCTTCATTATACTTTGTCCTGTACATCCACTCACACGCCCCTTTCTCTTGTGCTAAACGAACTGAAGCTTTGTGTAAGAAGAAACTATGCATTTCTGCATGTCTGTGTATAAAATTCTTACCATCTACATCACAATAACTTTTCTTATTCTTAGCCATGTAATGTGCAAGGTTAGTGATACCTACACCAATACTCCTAGTGGCTTGTGCTGTACGTTTTAAATGTTCAAAAGGGTATTCCATAATATCGATCACATTATCAATCGCCAAGCATGTGTAATATGCAACATCCTCATACTCTTCAGAGGTTACCCTT